CTTTACCTGTGCATTTGTCTTTACTACATCACGGAACATCTGAACGGGAATCTTCCACACCATAGCACCGTTGAAACCAGTAGCGTTGCGGAAGTCATCCTCAATCTTAGCCATCTGGTCAATAAGATTAGCCGTTGTGTCAGTCCACACCTTTGTGCCAGCGGTCTTGAAGTTCTCGTTGGGGATAGCGGCCTTATAAAGCGGCATGTGTGCGCCACGACCTGCGTTGTAGTAAATCTGTCCCGTTGACTCAAGCTGTGCGCCCATATAGGTAAGGGTAGCATTAGCGGAGTCGTAACGTGTCTGAACTTCGTCAGTCCATGCTGCTACGATGTCGCGGTCATTGCCAAATTCCTCGAACTGCTGTTCCTTATAGTAACGCTCTGTTGCCTTTTCAACGATACCAGCTGCAATGAAGTCGGGGATTGTTGCGCTATAGAAAGCAACACCCTCGTTATCAAGCGGCATAGAATCACCAAGGCGCGAACGAATATCCATAAGCGGAGCGGCCTGCGTCTTTCTTGATTTCACGGTAAATGTCGCAGTTCCGTCTGGGGCGGTAGGAGTAAGATTACCTGCCTTTGTGAACTGTGTAGTCCACCATCCGTAGTTTACCTGCAAAAGCGCAGCATTGTCAATATACGTCTGCAAGAAACGTACATCGCCATCGCTGAACAACTTTGCGTATCTACTATTGTTAAAATCGAATTTTGCCATTTTTCTCTTTCTCTTTTTCTTTTAGTTTTCCACGTTTAAGATTTAGCTTACTTTGCGAGTGCATTGATAGCAAACCAACCTGCCACGCGGCTCGAATTGATAGCCTTACAGTACTCTGGGAGAGCCTGCATCTTATTCTCGTACATCACGGCTTCAACAATCGGGTCAAACAAGTAGCGGGCGTTCTCGAAGTCCGTATCGTTTGTCGGATCACCCTGATTGGCCGTCGATGCGGGATTGAAGATACAATCCAAATCCCACGGAAGAACCATGTTGGGGTTAGCTACGAGGGGCTTTGCACCTTCACCGGCCTTGTCAGCCTCAACGAGGATGCTATTAGCTGCTGCACTTGTTGCTGCCGAAGTCGTAACAACCCAAACGGGAACTGGCTTTGAACTTACTGTTACAGTACCAGTAGTTACTGCGCTAACGGTTACACCCGTTCCTGTTCCTGTTGCCGTATTGGGGGCTACCATAAGAATGTCACCGACCATAGGAATGTGGCTATAGCCGTCGCGATAGATGTTAACGGTAGTAGAACTTGAACTAACTACCTTAAAGGTCTTTAAGATATAGCCCGTGCCATCCATTCTGTATTCCACCAAGTCACCTGCGTAGAACTTACCATATCCCTTGAACGGGTTAAGCAAGCGGCAACCAAAGGTAGGAAATACAAGTTCATTCTTAGCACCTCCCTGCAACTTTACGAACACCTGACGGCTACCGCCAACATTGCCGTTCTGCTGCAAAAGAACTCTACCATTATAGACCCCACTTCTAAAATTCTGAATGTCTGCCATAATAATTTGTTCTCTTTTTTTGTTGTTTTTTATTTTTTTTATTCTCTTTTTAGCTTGTATGAAACGTCAATCGGAAATGCCAAGTTTTTGTTTCCTCGCGGCAATGATGTCATCAAACTCATGTTGATTGTTGTTGTTACCGCCGCTTGCGTTTCTTGGTGTTGCTCCACCACCTCCAGACGAAGCAGATAGCTTGTTGTAAAGTAATAGGATGCTGTTTGCCTTTGCTTCGACATCTAAGTTCTCGTCGATTGCGATTTCATTTATCATTCCCTCGCACCATTCCTTGTTCTTGATGCCTTTTTCCTTCAACTTTGCCAACAGCTCACCACGTTTTTCGTTAATGGTAGCGTTACGCTTGTTGTTTTCGGATTCCTTTTCTAAGGCTTCGAGCCGTTCCCTTAACTTCTTTTCCGTTTCGCTTTCGCCGTTCCCGTTGTTGTTATTTTCTTGTACGGGTGGCGTTGTCACGTCTGGGTGGTTCTTTTTCCAATCGTTTACGAATGTTGTCACGTCATTCTTGGCATTGTTGTTCATCGTGATAAACGACGATTTAACTTTGTCTACAAAATCAGTGAGTTCCATTTCCTCGTTTGCGACCAACGGCATTAGTGTGTCTAATTGCTCGTTAATGCTTCTTTCCGACATTGATAAGTGTGTCTTACCATTGTTTGTCAATAAGGATTTGATGTGTTCAAATACCTGCTCTTTCGTAAATTTCATACTACAATTTTCTTTTTCGTTTATAAAGACGTTGCAAAGATATAACTATTTTTTAATATCTTGCAACTTTTTCGTACTTTTTATACTTCACTCCGACTTAAATTTAACTAATATCTTAGGTTTATCACTTGATTTTGATTAACTTTGCAACCGAATTTATGATAATCTATAGTTATGGAAGAAAAAGAAGAAGTACAAGTAATAAGACCGCAGGCGGGCTTTCAAGAGTTGTTCGTAAAGAGCAATGTTGACTTCGTTGTCGGCGGTGGTACGGTTAATTCAGGAAAAGAGCAACCGCTTGATTCCTTAGTTTTGACACCTGACGGATGGGTTCGTATGGGTGATTTAACAGTAGGTGATAGTGTAAATACACCTTTTGGTGGTGTGGCAAAGGTTATTGCCATCTATGACCACAAAGACAAAGACATCTATCGTATAACGACAAACGATGGTCGTAGCGTTGAATGTGGCTATGAACATCTTTGGGCGATAAGAACCGAAAAGCAAAAAAGCAAGTTTAATATAAGTAAAGACCCGTCTAAATATCTTACTATTTGCGAAACATCGGAATTGATAAAGCGCATGGAAGAGGGTAAAAGAACATACATACAGATTCCTTATGCGCAAGAATTGACGAAGAAAAACCTGCCCATTCCACCTTATGTACTTGGTGTCATTCTTGGTGATGGTTGTTTAACGGAAGCGGCATGGAAGAATAAAAATGGTATCATTATATCGTCAAGCGAAGATGATGTCATTGAGAATGTACGTCGGAGGGTAGACGGTGATAGGGTCTATGCCAATCCATCAAACTATTGTAAATATATTTACACAAAAAATGCTCCGACGTATCATGAGTATTGTCAGCGTGTAGGATTAACGACATATTCACACAATAAATTCATCCCCGAAGAATACCTTTATTCGTCAATAGAGGATAGGATGGAATTGTTGCGTGGGCTTATGGATACAGACGGCTGCGTGAATAATGGTAACTTTAGTTATTCCACTACAAGCGAAAAGATGAAAGACGGTATATTGTGTCTTTGCAGAGGTCTTGGCATGAGGGCTACCGTTACTAATATTGATACGCGGAAGAAATACAAGTCGGGTGTGTGTTACCACATAACGATTTCAACATTTGACAAGATTTTCACAAGTAAGAAACATACAAAGAAGTATAATGCTTGGATAAACAAAGACAGGAAACTTGTTCGTCTTTTCGACCATGTTTTCATCACAAGTATAGATAAGGTGCGTGTCGCAGATACCCGTTGCATCTTGATTGACGATCCTTTACATCTTTACGTGACAAATGACTTCATTACGACACACAATACTTTCGGTGCAGTATTGTCAGTTGCAGAGCCGTCGCTTGACCCTAAGTTTAGGGCGGTGTTCTTACGTAATAACCTTGACGACTTGAAAGCAGGTGGCGGTATTCTTGATACATTTACCGATGTCTATGGAACAAAAGGTTGTAAAGTGGTAGAATCAGGAAACCCGCACGTTGATTTTCCAAGTGGCGCAAGGGTAGACGTAACACATATCAGCGACCAGACGAAAGACAAGATATTACAACGCTTCAAAGGTAGGCAATACGACATGATATACTTTGACGAGGGAACTGGTTTTACATGGACTACATTTACGACACTCTATTCCCGTAATCGTGGTACGGCAAAGTGGACTGGTAAGATGCGTATGACTACAAACCCGAAACGTTCACATTGGCTTAGAAAGTTTCTTGATTGGTATATCGGTGCTGACGGCTATATCCGTGAAGATAGGAATGGTGTTGTCCGTTACTTCTATATCAACGGTGAAAGGGTGGATGATGTCGTATGGGGTGACACGAAAGAAGAAGTGTATCGTATATGTAAGGTAAAGATAGATAGACAATTAAAACGTGTCAATCGCGGTGGTGTCTATTCTACGTATAAAGACCTTATCAAGTCATTTACTTTCTATCTTGGCTCTATTGGCGAAAATCAAGCAAGTTTAAAAACCAATTCAGGCTATGTCGGTAGTGTAGCCGTCATGGGTGAGCGAGAGGCGTTGGCAAACCTTGAAGGAAATTGGAACGTTGATGCGGATGAAGATTTGTTAGCACCTATCCCATCCGTTTCCGCTTCGCATGTATTCCTGAATGACCCTGCCCGTAATGGTGACGGGTGGGTAACTGCCGACCTTGCCGATACTGGTACTGATAACTTCCTTGCACTTGCATGGGATGGTTTGCATATCACCGACTATCTCATCCTTACACGCTCGACACCTAAGATGAACGCGGAAAGATTGCAGATGTTCGCTGCCGACCACAATATTGCCGACAACCACATAATTTTCGATGCGGTGAGAGGCACGTATATTCTTGACTATATACCCGACGCAATACCTTTCGTTTCATATCGCGCACCAATGGGTATGTACGGAAGAATGGCGCGTTCATTGAAAGACGAGTGTTATCTAAGGCTTATAGAGTGTATCAAACGGGAACAATTCTCTATGGAAGATTCCGTTGCGTTGGCCGAGTATGTTCACATCGGCTTACAAGGTGTTACGTTCCAAACAGAATTTCTTGAAGAATGT